GGCCGATGGCCAGGAGCCTCCAACCGCGGAAAACGCGGAGAACGTGCAAGGACCCCTTCGCGTCTTCAGCCGCAAAAAACTGAGGGGCTACTGAGATGGGCGTGATGGTGGACGCGCCGTGGAACGGACTGACGTTCGCGCCGCCGACCGCGATCGACATCGCGACGATCGAGGACGCGATCGTCAGCCAACTGCAATCGCAAATCAACTCGATCGAAATCGCACACTATCCTGACAGGCCCGAGACCTGGCGCTTGACGCATCGCGTGGGCGCGGCGCTGGTGATGTACAAGGGCGCGCAATACGGCGAGCTGCTCGACACGGCGGCGGTAATCCAGGAGAGGACACTCGAGTTCGAGATCTCGGTCATGATGCGCGACCTCGGATGGGCGGTTGGTGGAGACCCGTCGGGGACGAGTCCCGGCGCGTACGCGATCATCGAAAGCATTCGCACCGCGCTGACGGGATACGTGATTCCCGGCTGCCGCAAGATGTACCCGACCCGGGAAAAATTCATAAAGCGCGACAAGCAGGGCGGCGTGTGGACGTACTCGTCGACGTTCGTACTGAGCACAGTGGCCGTCGAGACCTCGCCGATGGATGACTTCCCGCTGTTCATCAAGGGTTCGGCGCTGGAGGAAGGCGGGCAGACTTCGGTCACGGTCGGAGCGGGCGCATACACGTTCAACTCGAGCCTCCAGGTGCAGCTGCCGCAGAACAATGTGTTTGCCGTGAGCATCACGGGTCCTGGCGGCGCAGCATTGATCGAGGGTGCAGATTTCGCGGTCGAGCGGGCGAACGGAATCATCACGGCAATTCCCGGCGGTGCGATTACCTCCGGCGAGACAGTGCAGATCGCGTACGCATACGCCGAAGTAGCTATTGCGACCGCGGGCCAGAACGAACCGACTAACTAGGTTAGACAAATAGTAACTCGATCCGACTGAGTAAAGGTGATACATGCCAGCCAGTTTCCTGCACGGAGTTGAAGTAATCGAAGTACCTAATGGGCCGGTGCCGGTCACGGTCGTCAAATCGGCGGTGATTGGGTTGGTGGGGAGCGCACCTACATGGGCGGTGCAATCGCCGTCGGTAGCGCCTGCGCCCAACACGCCGACGCTGGTCTCGTCGGCCCTCGACGCGGCGAACTTCGGACCGCTGGTTCGCGGCTACTCGATACCGTACGCACTGGCGGCGATTCAGGAGCAGGGAGCGGGACAGGCGATCGTCGTCAATGTGTTCAATCCCAGTGTGCATTTCACGTCGATAGCAGCAAGTGCATTCACCTTCAACGCGCAGAACGCTATCAACCTCGGGCACATGGGGGTGTCGAGTGTAGTAGTCACTAGTAATCCAGCTGGTACTACGTACGTAGCGGGAACTGACTATACGATCGACGTAGTGAATGGCGTTGTTACTCTTATCCCCACGGCAACGGGAGGACATATCAGCGCCGGCGCCGGCGTGCTGATCGCATTCAACTACGCGGATCCTTCGAAGGTGACGGACGCGAACGTGATCGGGGCGATGACGAGCGGCGTGTACACGGGGCTGCAGGCGTTTCAGACGACCTACGGGACGATGGGGTTCTTCCCAAAGATCCTGATTGCGCCGGGCTACTCACAGAACGCCGATGTTGCGACCGCGCTTGACGCGATAGCCCAGACGATTCGCGCGATGGCGCTGGTCGATTCGCCGCCTGCGACATCGGCGGCGACGGCGATAGCCAATCGCGGAGTCATTGGCAACGCGTTCGCAACGTCGAGCAACCGAACAATTCTCTGCTATCCCCAGGAGACCTTTTACGACACCGGAATCGTGCCGACGAACGTCACGCTGAGCGCTTCGGGACTTCCGTTGACGTCGCAGTTCAACGCGAACTCGGTCGGGCCATACTCGCAGTGGGTGGCAGGAGCGATCGCGGCAAAGGACCTGGCGCAAGGTTACTGGTGGTCGCCGTCAAACACGCAGGTCGATGGAATGCTTGGGCCGGACGTTTCGCTGTATGCGTCGATTCTCGACGCGTCGTCCGACACCAACAATCTGAATGCGGCGGGGATCGTGACCGTGTTCAACGCGTTCGGCACCGGCCTTCGGGTTTGGGGCAACCGGAGCGCGGAGTATCCGACCTCAACCGCGCCGGACAATTTTATCTCGGTGCGCCGCACGATGGACGTGATCGAGGAATCGCTGGAGCTGGCGATGCTGCAGTTCATCGACCAGCCGATTTCGAACGCGCTGATCACGGCGATTCTTGCCAGCGCAAATGGGTTCATCAGATCGCTGATCCAGCGGGGCGCCCTCGTGGCCGGTGCGGCGAGCTTCGACCCGGCGGAGAATCCATACACGCAGATCGCGGCGGGCCAACTGGTCTTTGATATCGACGTGATGCCTCCGCCACCCGCGGAAAGAATCACATTTGAAGCGTTCATCGATGTGACGCTGCTTCAGCAACTCGGCCAGACGAGTCCGATAACCGTAGCGGCGGGGGCGACGTCTTAAACCGAGCGGACGAGGGAAAAGAATGAATATCCAAATAAACTCACTGACTAATGCAAATATATACATTGACGGGGTCGGACTGCTCGGCCGAGCCGAAGAGATACAGATCGCGAATCCCAAGCACAAGATGATTGACTATAAGGGCTTGGGGATGGCCGGCACGGCTGAGTTGTGGGCGGGGGTCGAGAAGCTCGAGTCAAAGATCAAATGGTCGTCGTTCGACGCCGCTACGCTCACGATGTCGACGAGTCCCTTCCAGACGCATTCCTTCCAGGCGCGTGGAAACCTGGAGCAGTACACCAGCCAGGGGCGGACCGCGCAGCTGCCGGTGGTTTACCTGATGACCGGGGTGTTCAAGGACGCCGGCAGTCCAATCTTTCGTCAGCATCAAATGGTCGAGACTACATCGGTAGTAAGTATCTATCACTGTGAACTATTCGTGGCAGGAGTCCAAATATACTTGTACGACGTATTCGCAAATATCTACGTAGTCGGTGGCGTCGATCAACTGAGTACCTTCCGATCGAATCTCGGGGGCTGAGTGAGTTGTCCACGAAGCCCGAAGACGGGGCGAATGACTAATGAAAACTGACGAGTTAACGGTGAATGGAGTGCCAATCGGCAGCGGTGAAACGAACGAGGAACAAAGCGTCCGGACGATTGACCTGCCGTCGGGTGCGCGGGCCGAGGTGCGGAAGGGTTACGGGCGAGACCTGATGCGGGCGCAACGAACAGCGGCGGGGGGCGACGCGAGTGCGGTCGTGTTTGCATTGATTGCGGAGGTGGCGCGCATCAACGGGCAGAAAATCGTGTACGAAGACGTGCTTGAGATGGATCTTGCGGACGTGATGGCGTTGCAGGCTGAGGTGATTGACGAAAATTTCGACCGCCCTCCGCAGCGAGCTTCGCAGGCCTCGTTCAATCCGGATTCTCAGTCCGAGAGCTGAGCGCGATGGACTTTGCGGAGCTGTCGTACTGGCTGGACGCAATGACGGACTATGAACGGATGCGCGTCGAACGCGGCGGAGGGACGAATGGTGAGTAGTAATTGCAGTGAGTATAGCGAAATGCGCGCGGCAAGCGATCGCGCAGTACGGTGAAACGATGGGAATAAGATTATTCGTGGGCAATTTGAGTTTCTCGCTAGGTGATGGCGATTTGCGCGAAGCCTTTGCCGAAATTGGCAGCGTCGAGCGGGCTGAGATCGTGCGCGACCGTTTCGACGGGCGATCGCGCGGGTTCGGCTTTGTCGAGATGAAGAGTGAGACCGAAGCCGCAGTCGCGGTGCGAGCGATGAACGGCAAGGAGCTCGCAGGACGTCCGCTGCGAGTGGAGGCGGCGACCTCTCAACGCCGTCCGTTCGACCGCAACGCCGCGCGCGCTAGTTGACCCTCCCGATCACGGCATCAAGAGCAAGCATCATATGGCAAGGCAACACAGGAAAGTGGCGCACGCGCTGAGCCATCTTCAGCGTGTGGCTAAGGCCGCGCGCGCGAGCGATCGACTCGCGCGAGCGGCTGCGAGCGTCGCGCCGGCAGGCGGTCATCGATGGCAACTACCCGCACAGGGCTGGCTCGTCAAAGAGAATCGAGTCGTCGAGACGGGAGATGACGACAATCGAGGAAGGGCTCCCGAGGGCTCTGAGAGCGGCCGCAGCGTCAGGGTGAACGAACGCGGAACCGGCAATCGACGCGAGAGCGCGAGGGCCGGGGGTGCGTGGCAGCGCGCAGCGGCGATGGTCGAGGGCGGCGCTCTCTGGTCCCGCGAGATGCCAGGACTGTCTCATGCGATGGATGCGCTGTCGCGAGTTGAGCGATCGGTTGAATCGGCAAGCGCGGGCCGGGCGATTGCGGATGCGCGGAAATTCGTGCCATCCAGGTTGGCTTCGAGCGCCGATTCGCGCCGAACCCGAGAGAGACTCGAAGCAACACGACCGTCTCCCGCCGGAATGCGAGCACTGGCGAAGGTTCGGGTTGCTCGAGTGATTCGCGGAATGACTTTTCTTCCGAGCGTTTCGCAGCGCGAGTTCGCGCGACCGTTGAGCGATGCTCGCGTGTCCAACGAGGGCGGCGGACGCGTGGGGATCACTATCAACTCGTCGCCGACGGTGGTGATCAATGCGCCGGCGGGAGGCGCGGTGCAACATGACGTGCTCGGGGCGTTGCGGGCGCATCGCGAAGAACTGTTCGATCAATTGAAGCGGGAATCGGCGCGACGCGAGCGGGCGCAGTTCTAAGGAGAGAGCATTTGTTCGCAGCATTAGGCGAAATTCAATTCGAAGTGGTTGGGTCTCCGGACGCCTACGAATCCGCGGGGGCTTACGATTTCGCGGAACAGAAGGTGATCGAGAGCAAGCCGCAACTGCAGTGGGTCGGGGATGATCTCGAGCGACTGAAGTTCGAGGTGATGTGGCATGCGTCGTTTACGAATCCGTCGACGCAACTGGCGCTGTTGCGCGCGACGGCGGCGGAGCATCTCGCACTGCCGCTGGTTTTCGGCAACGGGGATTTTCGCGGGTTCTTTGTTATCGAATCGATCAATGTGAAATCGCAGCAACTATCGGCCAGCGGCACGCCGATCGCGATTCGGGTGGCGCTTGCGCTGAAAGAGTGGATAGCGGATCCGCTGCTGCTCTCGAACGCACTGAACGCGACAGCGATATCGCCGCTTGGAATCACGCAACTGCCGCAGAACACCGCGGGCCCTGGCGCGAACAGCGTCACGCCGGGCGTGTCGGCATTACTCAGTACGCCAACGCCACTGGGAGCGAGCAGTCCCAATCTTGACGCGACAGATGTGCCGGCCGCGGTTATCGTGAGGAGTGCCGCGCGATGACGTGCTCACAGTTCATAGTCCATGTTACGACGGCCGGCGAAAGGTGGGACCTGCTGGCGTGGCAATACTACGGCGACCCGACTGACTATTCGCCGATCATAATGGCTAATCCAAACGTGCCGATCGAGCCGGTGTTCGACCCCGGCATATCGATAGAGATTCCGCTGCAGCAGAAGAGCGCTGTGGTCACAGCTAACTTGCCGCCCTGGAAGTTGTCGCAGGCGGTGAGTGGCTAATGGCCGCGACTCCGTCTTATACAGTCCGCTCACCTCAGTGGATACTCACTTACTCGGGCGTGAATATATCTCCGGATATATCGCAGATGGTTATGGCTATTAGATATGTCGATCGGCTGGACGCTGCTTCAGGCGAGCTGGAAGTGGAGCTCGAGGACTCGATGAAGCTGTGGCAGGGGCCCTGGTATCCGGCGATCGGCGACGTTGTCAGTCTGCAAATTGGCTATAGCGGCGAGGCGATGCTGGATTGCGGCGACTTTCAGATCGACGAGCTGGAGCTGGACGGGCCGCCCGACGTGATGCGGCTGCGCTGCCTTGCCGCGTACATCACACCGGCGATGCGCACGGCAAATACGGTGGCGTACGAGAACATGGGCATCGTGGAAATCGCGGGACAGATCGCCGGGAAGTATGGGCTGACGCTGGTGACGGCGTCGGCCGAGTCCGAGAGCGACGTGGTGTTTGCGCGCGTCACCCAACGGCGGCAGATGGATTTGGAATTTCTAAAACGCCTCGCGCGAGAGCACAACTTCGATTTCACAGTGCGCGCCGGGCAGATGGTGTTTTACGAGCGGCCCGCGCTCGAGTCGGTGCCGGCCACGGCAACGATCACGCGAGCGGACACGGTGCGATTCTCATTTCGGAACCGAGCGCGTCGAATCTATGATGCCGCGGAGTTTTCCTACTTCGATCCCGACACGAAAGAACTGATTACTCAGTCGGTGTCCGCGGACGAACCTTCGCCGACGAACGACACGCTCAAAATTGTGGCGCGCTGTGAAAACGCCCAGCAAGCGCAGGTGAAGGCCGAAGCGCTGCTTCATCTGCACAACATGGTGTTCGTGGACGGGTCGATTGAAGGGCCGGGGAACACGGTGCTGGTGGCCGGCAGCAATGTCCAGCTCAGCGGATGGGGCGCGCTGGATGGAACCTACCTGATCGAGATTGCGAAGCATCACCTGGCGCGGGCGACCGGATATACAACGTCGATTGCGGCGCGAAGGGTCAGCGCATGAACGACATAATCGAATATCGCGAACGATTCGCCTCGCTCAATCCGACGTTCCGCGTAGGGATCGTGCAGGCGCAGGACACGGCGCACGCAAAGGTGCGCGTGGTGTTTCCCGATTACGACGAGATGATCAGCTGGTGGCTGCCGGTTGTATTTGCGAAGACGCAGGACGACAAGTTCTACTGGATTCCGGATGTCGGCGAGCAGGTCGTGTGTTTGATGGATCTGCGCGACGAGGCGGGAGCGGTGCTGGGCGCGATTTATTCGGCGGTTGACGTGCCGCCGGTGAACAGCGCCGACAGGTTCCATATCGCGTTCAAGGACGGCGCGAACTTTGATTACAATCGCGTCACGCATCTGTTCGATCTTATTTTCCAGGACACCACGCAACTGACGTATGACTCTCTGCTTCATCTGTTCGATCTGAAATTTCAGGATCAGGCGGAGCTGAAGTACGACGGCCTCGAGCACGTGTTGAGTGTGACTCTGCCGCAGGGCAGCGCGTTCAGTCTTACGGCGAACGGCGCGCAGATTGAGATCGATTCGAGCGGCAACATCATCATCAAAAGTGCGGGGCAAATACAGCTTGGCAACGGCACGCTGGCAGGCGTCGCGCGGCTCGGCGATCAAGTCCAGGTGGGCGAGCAGACCGGGACGATCGTGACGGCGAGCACCGACGTGCTGGCGGGATGACGATGCCGGCAAACCCAGTCACTTTGGCGGATATAAGGTCGGCGGACTGGTCGTTGGCTCTGGGAGCCATCGGCGAAGTAGTGCAGGGAATCGCCGATGTCGAGCAGTGTCTCGGGATAATCGTGACGACCCCGCGTGGGAGCGACCCGTTGCGGCCGACCTTTGGCGCGAACATCTGGCGGTACATCGATTTCCCGATCAGCCTGGCGTTGCCCGCGATCGTGAGCGAACTAACCTCGGCGATCACGATGTGGGAGCCGCGGGCAAAGCTCGTGTCGGTGACGGCGCAACCGGTGTTCGACGGCAGCTCGCAGTCGGGCGCGCATCTCGACGTGACGCTCAACTGGCAGCTTAACCTGGGCGCCGCGCCGGCTACCGTTCAGACCACGACCGTGACAGTGCCTGGGGCGGCGGTCTAGTGCGGGCCGCGCCGACGGCGAAAAAAGGATGAGTTGATGGGTGCAGGAATTTCGTCGCTGCCGCCGCCGGTGTTTGTCGACGATGCGGACGGGCTCGATCCGAATCTGATCCTTGCCGATATGATCGCCGAGTTCGAGGCGGCGGCGGGACGAGTGCTGTATCCGGCGCAGGTCGAGCGCCTGCTGATCAATCTGTATGCGTACCGCGAATCGCTGGTGCGCAACGCGATTCAGTATGCGGCGCAGCAGAATCTGCTGGCGTTCGCGTCGTTTCCGATGCTCGACTATCTCGGTCAACTGTTGAGCGTCACGCGGCTCGCGTCGCAGCCGGCGGTGACGACGCTTCAATTCACGCTGACGGGCGCGCTGACGGTGCCGTTCACGATCGCGGCGGGGACGCTAGTCGGTACCAACGACGGGCAATTCACTTTCGCGACCAGCGCTACGATCATCCTGGCGGCGGGCGCGACCATCTCGAGCGTCGCGGCGACGGCGACCGCTCCAGGAGCCGGTGCGAATGGATATCTGGCGGGACAGGTAAGCGTCCAGCTGAATCCGAATGCGCTGATCGCGAGCGTGACCAACACCAGCACGACCACCGGCGGTTCCGCCCCGGAAACGGACAATCATCTGCGCGCGCGTATCCAGGCCGCGCCGAACCAGTTCAGCGTCGCGGGGCCGGCTGGCGCGTACCGCTTCTTCGCGATCGGCGCCGACCCGTCGATCGCCGACGCTCAGATTGTGAGTCCCGCCCCCGGATCGGTGAACGTGTACCTGCTGACCGGACCGGTGACGCAACAACCGGCGCCGGCGCCGAACAGCGCCGGAGTCGCGAACTCCGCGCTGCTTGCGAAAGTGGCCGCGGTGCTGAACGCCGACACTATCCGTCCGCTGACGGATACGGTGAATGTCCTCGCGGTGACCGAGGTGGACTACCAGATCACGGCGACGGTGACGCTGTACTCAGATGCCGATCCGACGGCGACTATCACGGCGGCGACCACCGCCGCGCAGGAGCTCGCGCTCGAGCTCGCGGCCAAGATTCAGCGCGACATCGTGCCGAGCCAGATAATTGCAGCGCTGTCGGTAGCGGGCGTCTATGGCGTCGCGCTCAGCTCGCCGATACTGACGCCGCTTACCGCGGGGCAGTGGGCGAACTGTACGATGATCTCGCTGACCGCGGCGTTCAGCACGGAGCATAGCTGATGCCCGAGCTTTCGGCCGCGCCTTCGATCAACGATACGCGCACGCAGGCGCTGCTGGTGTTGATCGGGCGGCTGGCGGCGCTCGATCTCACGACGCTGCTGGTTTACCGAATCGACTCGGTGGTGGCGGGAGCCTTACAGTTCCTGGCATGGCAATTCGACGTGCTGTCCCCCTTGTGGCAGCTGATCGCGCCGGTGGCGATCGGCGTCGATGCGCTGACCAACATCGATTTGCTGATCGACGTGGACAACCTGATCGAGTCCGGCGGCCTGGTCACGGAGATGGTGCTGACCGAGGCGGCGCAGCGCGCGCTGCTCCAGAACGCGATCGGGCTGCATCGATTTCGCGGCACGCCGTCGGCGATCAAGCAGGCGCTTGGAGCGCTCGGATGGGAACAGGTGACGCTGCTAGAGGGACAGACGAGCTGGGGCGGGGCACTGTACCCGCCGAACCAGGGATGGGCGGTGTTCCGCGTGATGGTCGAGCTCGCGGCCGGGCAGGGCGTTTCGATCGGCGTGGCTTCGACGGCAGTGGCGGCGGTTAATTTTTTCAAACCGGCGCGAGCGTGGCTGGACTCGTTGTGGTTTGCGGTGCCGGCGATTCACGACGCGGGTCCGGCGCCGTCGGACAAGTTGACGCTCGGCGGAATCGCGGAGTACCAGCTCGACGCGGCGCCCGTGCCCAACGACAGCGCGCTGGCGTTTGCGATCGCGACGGGCTCGGCGACCGATGCGTACGGTCCGATTGTCCCCGCTTACGACGGTCACTATCTGCACAGCGGGATTACTTACAGCGTCAACGAACCCGCGGTCGCGGACTCGGCGCTGATCGTCAACGGCGCGGCCGTTTTGCACGGAGGTTAAAATGAGAAGTCCGATTGGAATCGTGCGAATCCGACTGGTCGAGCGCGGCCGAGTCGGGTGGGAATACGAGGGCCGCAATCTGTTCGTGAACGCCGGACTGCCGGCGCTCGCGGCGCTGCTGGGCGGCGATACCACGGGCGAGTTCGCGGCGGCGGTGGGATTCGGCACGGGATCGAACGCACCGACGGTGACCGACTCCGCGCTCACGGCGCCCGCCTATTACAAAGCGCTCGACGGTCACAGCGAGGACGGCAATGGCAGTCTCACGCTCAACTGGTCGCTGACGACGGCGGATACGGGCGCGCAGGGGATCACAATCCAGGAACTCGCGATCTTCGCCAATCATGCCAGCGCCACGCTGCCCGGAACGACCGCGCCGACTCCGATGCTCGCGCGCAAGACTATTGCTCCAATAGTATTTGGCGCGGGAATGAGTATCAGCGGTACGTGGACGCTCACCTTCTGAGGTAGTCAATGGCTACACTAATCGACGCGGCCGAGTTCACCTCTAATGAGGTGTATCAGATTCAGGCGACCGATCCGGTCGAGGGTGCTGCCAGCGGCGCGAGTTTCAGCGGCACCGGAATTTCGAACCAGCCGCATCAGCAACTGGCTAATCGCACCGCGTTCCTGAAGCAGCGCCAGGACGTCAATATCTCGAATATCGGGGTGTTGCAGGCCTTCGTGGCGAACTTCAGCGGCGCGATGGGAGCCAACGGCTATCTCAAGCTGCCGGTTGCCGATGTGAACAAGGGACTGATCCAGTACGTCATTCAGTGGGGCTTCGTGAATTGGGGCCAGCCCGGAAACCCGCACGGACTGTACGGTCCGTACAGTTTCCCGATTGCCTTTCCCAACGCTTGCGAGGTCTTCCTGCCGATTACCGTGAACCCCAACGCGAGCGGCTCGAGCAACGGCGAGGACGTGATAATGGTCCCTTTCACCAACCTTCCGACCACGACGCAATTTTGGGTGTACAACAACCAGCTGGGAGCGGGGAACGACAACAACAGCGGGTTCTACTGGATCGCGATTGGATTCTGAGGCCATCGGCGCAAGCGCGCGATTGATGGAATGGTGATGGATTTCAGACGAAAGATTTCGCCGACGATCCGGCGCATGACGCAGCGGAGCATGATGACGATCGCTGCGCTGATCCTGATCGCCGCGAGCGCGGACGCACCGGCGCAGAATCTGCCGCCGCCCGGAGCTTATCAGCCGATTCCCAACTTCACCGGCGTCGGCGCGGGGCTGCAGTTCCGCGAAGCGATCAATCAGCGCTTTTCGGGCGCCGAACCGATCGCGCCTTCGATAGTCACGCCGACCTTCGCCAATCTGCCGCCCGAGCAGGACGGGACAGTGCTCTACTGCAAGGATTGCCGGAGCGCGGTGCCGTGCGTGAGTGGCGGCGCGGGTGCGTGGGCGCTTGGTACGCGCGGACAATGGGCATGCGCGGGTGCTGCTCTGGAAGCCACTCTCAACGCCAATGGCAACAAGGTCTCAAACCTGGCGCCGGCGACGATCGGTGGCGACGCGCTTGCCTTTGGACAGACCGGCGCCCAGCTCAATACGTTATCGGGCGCGAAGCTCGACGGCAGCGACGCGATCACCAACGTCAGCCTCAACGGGGTTGAAAACGTAAGAGCGTTCGGCGCGACCGGCTCGCTTACGGCCACGAGCGCGAACACCACCGCCGGCATCGCGACGGTCAACGTCAATTCAATCGGCGATTTCAAGACCGGCAATTGGGTCAAGATCGCTCACGCGGGCGCCGCCTCGAATGCGAGTTTGCCGACTGGCGTGACGGTCGTCCCGAACAGCTATGCGATGAATCCGAATGCGACTTCGGATATCACCAAGTCCGCGGCTAACGGCGGCGGTTGCGAGGTTGATACCGTCAGCTCGAACCCCGCGCACAATGCTACATGCAGCGTCACCTATACGTATCAAATTGTCGGAGTGAGCCAGGCTGGCGGCTGGTCGGCGCCGACCGCGGCCATCTCGACCAGCGCGGGACCCGCCACGCTCAGCACCAACAACAACATCGTGGTGAGCTGGACCGGCGGCACGAACGATATCGCGTATCTGATCTATTCGTGCAGCGGCACGGGATGCACGCCGAGCCTGCACGCGGTGGTGCCTCATGCCGGCGCGCCGGGGGCGACGGCCGAATCGTATCGCGATTTCGGACACGCGTTTGGCACCGATGAAGATTTCGGCACCGCGATCAACACGAGCGCCGTTGCGCAAGATCTGTTCGCGCAAATTACGGGCGTGAGCGGGACCAGCGTGACGCTGTCTCTTGCGCCCGCGCAAACCGGATCGTTCACGATGCGCCACGACGACGGCGTCCCGATCAACGCGGCGATAAGCGCGGTCTGCTCGCACACGGCCACTGGCGGCACCGTCGGCGGAATCGTCGAGTTCCCCGCGACCGCCGCTTACCCACTCAGTCAATCGCTCAATCTCTACGGATGCTGGGGCG